TTGGATGCCGTATCGCTTACCTCCACAGTTGCATCCACTGTCTCCTGTGAAGGGGTTTCCTTTCCCTCTTCGTCGGGATCGGGGGTAATTGCTACCTCTGTAGCATCAGGAAATTTAGCAATAAAAGCTTCATAATCATTTTTTCCTTTTTCATTATCAGGAAATTCAAAACTATTGCCATTATGATTTAATGTTTTAAACATGTTTTAGTCTTTTTTAATTTGACCAGTTAGATAATCTTCAAACCCCTTGTAATCATCAGCTCCATTTGATTTAGCAAGGTATTCTTTTTCTTTAACTTTAGCTTTTTCTAATATACTTCTTTTTATTTCCCTGCTTTTAATATCATTACCCAAGTCAGGTGATTTATCTAATAATAACCTAATATAATTAGTAAATTGACCCGGTTGGCTTAAATCATATAATTCTGGTTCTGTAATTATATCGCCATCTTCATTTTCCATTTCTACTGTTACGGTAAGCATATTTGTTTTAGGATCAAATGATGCTGTTTCTCCTGTAACATCAGTCCAAGAAGTATCTAATTCTTTTATATAATTATTAAATTTTTCTTCAACAATTTCTTCTGCTGTTTCTATTCTATCTTTTACAGCTTTTACAGCTACGGGGTGATTTTTAGGTAGTTTGCTTTTAGCAAAATTATTAAATGCCTCAATAAATTTTTCAGCGCTTTCTTTTGAAAAAGGGCTTCCTTCTATAGGAAATCTGCCCTCTTCTTCAGTAGCCATTTCAAGTAAACCAGGTTGTTTTAAAACATTAATCCAAACTGATTGAGCAGCATCGGGATCTGTTAAAATACTTTCTGCGTAAGGTTCAATAACATCTGAAATAACCATCGCATCCATAACATTTCTTTTCATTGTGTTATATTCATCTGCTAATTTACCAGGTGTTTTAGAATTTAATATACCTCTATCTAAAAGTCTTTCACTCAAACCTTTAGAAACCATAGGCGTTATAGGAGGTTGTTTAGAAAAGAAATCAGTTGTGCCCCAAGACTTAAATTCTTCTTGATTTTCAGGATTAGCTATATTTATTTTTAATTCACCTAATTCATCAAAACTTAAGAAACTATTAGTGGTAGAAGCAGCGTAGTTTTGCCCATAATTAATCCAATCAGAATAATCTTCAACACCTTGTATAGACCATTGCCCTTCTCCATTTCTTGAAGTAGGGTCATTTTTATCTAAAAAATTTTCTTTAAACGTATCTTTATTTTTAGCAAAATCTAATATTTGATTAAGTCTATTATTGTAGTCCCCTAATTGAGCAGCATACATACTTCTTTCTTCTGGAGTAGTAGCTTTTTCAAGATTTAACTCTAATGTAGTCTTATCAGATATGGTTTGATTAAACAAATCATTAGTTTGCTTTTCAATATCTAAACCATATAATTTTGATTGTTGAGTATTTAAATTTTTTACAAGTCTTTGGCTGTACGCTAAATCTTCTTTTTGCTGCTTTTTTAACTTTTCATTTTGTACCTCTGTTTGTTTTTCTAAAAATTTTACAGTAGTATTAGCAATCGACTTAGACATATTTGTCCAAGCAGAAGAAGTATCAACTATGACTGTTTGCGGATTTTCGTATGCACCCATTTTTTTTGTTTATTTTAATAATATTATTATCATACCCCAAATTCAGAATTTCCCGCTGCGCTTGCAGCTATTCCAGTTATTCCTGAAACTCCTCCTGCAATTGCATTAGCACTTTGTTGCCTTGCTGCTGCTTGCTGTTGTTGTTGACCAGTTATTTGCGCTTGTAGTCTATTTAACTGTTGCTCTTCGCGTCTATCTTGTTGTTCAAATTCATATTGTCTTCCTGCAACATCAGCTTGTTGTAATCTTCCAGCTTCAGCGTATTGAGCGGTTTGAACTCTTTGAGCCTCTGCCATTTTAGCGCTTTGTAAGCTAGCCTCTCCTTGAGCTCTTAGCTTTTCATTGTTAGCTTCTTGAGATTCTATTGTAGCAGCAACCCCTTTTTTACTAGCCAAAGCAGCTTGAGCTAAAGCAGTCGCTCCGCCAGCACTAGCCCCTGTAGCAGCTAATGTATCTAAAGTATTAGCAAGAGCAATATCGCTCTGTTCCATCTGTATTTCAGCAGCTTTAGTTGCAACACCTAAATTATCATAAGGATTACTTAAATTACCACTTAAATCTTCTATTTGAGATGAAAGATCTTTAACACCCTCATATGGATTTATTACAGGGGTTCTATTTCTTTCCGCTGCGTCCATTTCTTTTTTTAAAGCACCTTCTTTTTTAGCGGCACTTTTTCTAGCTTTTCTTGCTGAGCTTGCTCCTATTGCTGATCCAGCTATTGAACCTGCTGCTCCAATACCCGCGGCTATTAGTGTTGCTGCTGCCATATTATATTAATTTTTTATATTTTTAGTTATTTCATAAGAAGGATCTTTATCTACCGTATATCCTAATTTTTTATGCATTTTTAATAAAGCTTTATTTCTGCTAACGCTAAAAATTACTTCTTTACCTTGATTTCTAGCCGCACTTTCTGCAGATGTTATTAAAAGTTCAATTGCTTGCCTTTTGTTTATTTCTTTGTAATTAGGATCTGAAATTATCCATTCTAGCCATGCTATGTTAGAATTTGTAAGATATAAAAAGCCTGCTACAATTGGTTTATTATCATTTTCCACCATAAACCCACCTATACCATTTAAGGGTAACATTTCCTTAGTAGGATGCACTTTCCAATCCGGCCATTCTAACCACCAACTGCATAGTGTTTCCCAATCATTTTCAGTTAAAACTCTAACTTTTAACTCATTCATAAAATAAAATTTAATTATATAAAGATACTAAAATTTTTAGTAACTGGACTCTACATATTCTGATGATACAGCAAACAACTCTTTTGCTTTTCCAAAATTAGTTACAGTATCAGTTGACATAGAAACAGTCACAAAGTGTCCTTTTATACCACTTATTTGATTGCCAAAAATAATTTCACCTGGAGCAGGCCCTGAGTTATTAATTAAATTTGCAAAATATTTATTTTCTTTTCTGTCAAAGCCAGCTCTATTTATAGGAGGCGTTAATGTTGATGGGTATTGATTACCAAAGTTATCATATGCCCCTTGATTGTAGCTGTATATTAAAGAAGTTTCATCTTGTGTATTAGTATTGCTAAATTCTGTAAATTCGCCTCCTGTGTTGACTGAGCTAACACCTGTAAAATCTGAAGCATATGAATCTACTTGCCAACCATTGCTTCCTTCATAATTAATTGTTTTAAATACTTTAGACATGCTAACCGAAGGATTTAATACAAATTTTATAGATGAATTATAAGTAGTTCCATAAAATTGTGCTCTATTAACATTTTGACTATAATGTCTATATAAAGCAGCATTTTTATCTGTAGAATTTCCGTTGTCTATTGTATAAAATTGATTTTTTAAACTTGTTCCTGCAGCTGGTTTATAATTATAAAAACTAGTCCATCCATTTATGGTTTCATCAAAAGAAAGCGTTTTATAATCATTAGAGTTAGCAGGCTGCAATGATACAACATATTGTTTTGTATATATATCCCACATACCAACAGCTTTACCAGGCCCGACTTGATAACTATCTAAAGATGCGAATTGATCTCTAAAAAAATCAATCATACCGTAATTAGAAATTTCCGTTATTCCATCAGCTGATAATCTTAATACAGCATTTCTATCTTTATCTGTAAAATATTTTCTATAACCATAAACAGCAAAGCTTTCAGGATTTCTACTTATTCCAAAATTACCTCCGTATGCTCTTACAGGGCCAATAACAACTTTACCCGTTGTAGTTAAGCCTGTTCCTTCTGCAGTATATATAGCGTCTTTGTCAATTAAAGCATTACTAACTTTATTTTCTTGAAATATTATTAAATTAGTGTCTTCTGCATATAACTTTTGAATTGACCCTTGTGCAGGATCTAAACTTCTAGTTATATCTGCTCCAATAGAAAAAACATTTGTATTATTTGTTCCTGTTGTTGAATTAAATATACCTGAATATATTAATGAATTAAATCTTAAGGAAGAATTAGGTTCGTCTTCTACTAAATAAGCTTTAGCCCCATACCCGGCAGAAGTATTATTATAACCACCTCTAATACGCGCTTCTTCTATAACCCAATTTTTTGTAATTTGAGCAGAATTAGAAGATACATTACCTTGATCAAATCCGCCAATAGCTTGAGGAATACCTCTGGAGCCATTCCATACCGGTTCATCGCTATTATTTAGAGTTTTTCTTAAGATAAAACTATTAAAATATTTAACTTCTATTATTGCTGGCATATCTTTTATTATTACTTATTTCTTATTTAAGTTACACTTAACCCGGAGGGAATTGAGGGGAGTTTGGAGCAACACCAGGCTGAACAGTTGTTTGGCTTTCAACGTCTGTTAAAACTTTTATACCATTATTATCTAAATACACGGCCCATTTTCTGTCTTGGTCAGTTTGTCTAAAATCAATGCTTTGACTACCCGTAGCAGATGTTGTTCCAAATTTAGGAAATGAATTATCTGTTCCATATTTAACATTAACATCAAAATTTGCCCCTACAGATCTAAATCCATACCATCCTGCACCTTGAAAACCTGATGAACCAGATTCCCATGGTATTGTAAGTTCAGCATCTTCATAAAATCTACTTACATATCTCATTGCCCATTCTCTAGCAAATAAATTTTTACTAGTAGCTAAGCCTGTTGCAATTATACCATCGGCTCCAGTTGAAGTAGAAACTTGATAGCTATAAGACCTAGGTGTAGAGCGGCTATAAGGTGGGTAGTATAAATCGCCATATCTTAATACTGATCGCCAATTCATTTGTGCATTTTTATATTGGGCATCTACTGGGCATGAGTCTGTTCCATAACCTACTACAATATCTTCTCCATATCCACTAGGCCCATCAGCAACAGAAAGTCCCCATGGGTAGCGTACTACCAATCTATAGTCCCCATAGTACTCAGGCGCATTAGTATATGCTTCCTGCTGGCTTTTGCCAATTACAAAAACTCTTCTTGCTGCTACTCTAAACCTATTTGATGTCCCAGTTACAGGAGGTTGTAATGATGCCTGCATACAATCTTCTGAATCAATATTAGTATCAGTTATAGGAAATTCATTTATTTCTCTATTATCATAGTCTCTTGCGGAATCGTCATTGGTTATAACACCAGTAGCCTGAATAGCACCATAAGGATCAACAGATATAGAATCCCAATTGTTTTGAGTTCCTCCAAATTTAATTTCTTTGCCCTCTATATCTTTTGCTATTTCCCAATTATTTGGATACCCTGCTCCAGTTGGATTTCTATATTGTAAATATGTAGGATATAAAATAAAGGGATATGTTGTTAATGAATTATTAACGCTAAAATCATATTGCTCTCCTAAAACATCAAGAGCTATAAAACCTGTCCCTTGTGTTAAGCCTCCACTTAAACCAGATGATGGATTGTCAGTTCCTAATGATTTATGATTTTCATTATAAAAAGTATATCCATCACAATCAGGTGCCGTTACAAATCCGCTATTTTCTTTTGTAGATGTTAATGAAAGCCCCGAATAAGGTGTTCGTATATCAACCGTACCCGTAGATTCGCCTGGCAATGGAGTTGATGCTGTAGAGTTATTATCTCCAGATGACCAGTAATGGGCTCCAGACCATCCGCTTCCCCCTGACATAAGTGCGCTACCTGAACCAAATCCTTCATTAACAGGTATTTCTCCCGCTACTAATTCACTTGTTATAGTATCAGTTAAACCCCCAGCATCTTGAACAGTTATTGTTAATGTAATTTTTCCTGCAAGTGAATCGCTAACACTTAATTCGCCTGTATTTGCATCTAAAGTAAGTTCAGGAGGGTTTCCTTCCATGCTCCATGTTAAATTTAAAGCATTCCGCGTAGTGTCAACTGTTCCGTTAATTGCTTCATAAGTAAATATTACTCCTGTATCATCTGCATCAAAAGAAACTGTGGTTCCATTAGTTATAGTAGGAGCTACATTAGATAAACTTTCTACTACATCGGCAACATTTTCTCCTGTTGTATCGTCAGTAAAAGTAAAATAAAATACTTGATTTACAGCTGCATCAGGTCCATAATAAAATTCTTCTGTAGTATCAATTTCATATGTATCAAATGTATCCTTGTCTAGCGGATCATAAACTGATTGAGCAGTTTTTGGTATTTTTCTTAAAGAAAATTTGGTAATATCATTTCCATCTATATCAGTAACGCTCATAGACAAATCACTTTCTTCTAGGGGTTCTTTAGGAAGTTGATTATTACCTTCTTCGTCAATTGGTGCAAATCTACCTGCAATTGAAGTACCTATTTCGGTTGCTTCATCTAAATCCCATTCAAAGTATACTAAACCTACTGTTTCGTTTGTACCGGTGCGTATTGCTTCATTTAAATCTGATATTAAACCAGTTGTAGATGTTTCCCAAAATATTTCTAATCTTGAAGTAACAGGTTCAGTTTCATAAACTCCTAATAAAAAATTATAACTTCCTGAAGCTACCGGTAAAGAACCAATTGGATTTTGCTCATTACCTTGAGTTATTCTGGCTATATATGGATTAGAATCTGTTTGATAAAGATCAACAATAGTAGCGCCACTTGTGACTATATTTTCTTCTTCAGCTATTGTGTTTACAGTATCCGAAGAAGGTAAAATTGTTATAGATTCAACAGCAGGCGTAGTTACACTATCTATTTGTCCCGGGTAAAATTGTTGATTATAAGTTGGAGAAGTGCTTCTATCCGGTGTTACTCTACCAAATAATTGCACACTGCTTCTATATTGTTTTTGGTCTGGGCCAACTTCATTTAAATCTCTTGGCACTTTGTTTATATTGTCATTTATTAAAGTTATAAATGCAGTACTGTTTTGAGGATCCGGAGGAGAAGCTGGAGCCGAAGGATACCCATTTAGTATTCCTCCTAAATAAACATTATAATATTCTTGTTCTAATTGCTTTACAACTATTTTATAAGAATACCACCCTAAAGGATTATAGTTAGCACTAGAAGGATCACCGTTATATAATCCAGGAGCACCAGTTACAATACTTTTTGTTGATTGAATTGCTTGATCAAATCTTATTTTTAAAGAATCACCCGGCCAATCTTTTACAGACGCAGCGTAAACAGTAGTTTCACCTAATAAACCTAATCTATAAGGATTATACACGGTTGAAGCGCCAAATAATACTGCATTAACATCTTGTCCTTCTGTTGTAGTAGACAATATAACTGTTGATGTTCTACCATATCTATCTGATAATACAACACCAACTTGATAATTTCTATTTTGTTTTAAATTATGATTAGGGTATTCTACAATGCTTGTTGTATTTTCTACTCTACCTATATTAGGATCATCATCATCATTAAAATTAGATTTACTTGAAATACCCACATCATAAACCAAAGACTTAGGAGGTGTATGTTTATCTTGATAATTACCATACACAACTCTATTGCCTATTATTTCTTGTGATAAAGCTTTTACTGGAACTTTGTCATATACTCTAATTAATGTAGAATCTGGTAAAGTTTTAAATGGTTTTTTTGCTTGGTAATCATATTCTACATAATTACCAGTTGTCATTGATATTGTTGATCCGGGAATAGTGTCTACAACATATAAAGCCTGACCATCAGATTCTTTAAATACTACATCTATTTCATCAATATTAAAATTTTCTACAAATGTAGCCCCGTCGGCAGATGGTATTGGAATTTGTAATAATATCCTATTTACTTTATTTTGCATAAACTTTACAATTGTACTTCGATAAGCACTTTCCTCATCTCCTTCAAGAAAGTATCCATCTTGTTGAGGTATAAATAAAGCTTGTGTAAATGGGGCAAGTAAAGAATATTCTCCGCTATTAAACCTAAACCTATAACTAAATCTTACAAATTTATTTTCTAAATAATCAGGATCTCCAGCGTAGCTTGCGTTATAATAAGGGTTTTCAGTAGAATTGTCAGGTAGAAATTCACTAACAACATCGTACATAGTGGTTTCTGGAGCAGCCGCAGCTCCTTGAGTAGTACTATCTTTATAAACTAAAATAGGATCAAAGGGATTATATTGGGCTACGCTTACAGAATCTTCATTTGTATAAAATACTCCGCCACTTGCATTTCTTCGCGTTATATCAATTCTTCTTGGTTGGTTTCTATTATCTGTAAAAAATAATATATTTTCAACCATATTAACACCATAAATAGGATTTGTTGTTGAAAAATTTAAAAATGCTCCTTCCGCTAACCTTACACTATCCCCATTTAATACATTATATTCGTAAATATAATTAAATTTAGTAGGATCGTAGGTAGGATTTGTTATGTAATTTAAATCTGTATAATTAGTTAAAAAAAAGTATATTGTATTTTTTGATGGATTTGTAAATTGCCCAATAACTTGTATGCCTGTAGTCGTTAAAGCTTCAAAATCAATTAAATCTTGATTACCTAAAACGTTTTCTAAAGCACCTACATCTTCACCTTGAGATTTACTTACTTGTATATTAAAGCCTTCCCGATATTCACCTGATGGTATTAATCTATCATCAAGGTCTTGATTCATTTTAGACTTTATAAAAGCATTTTTAACTTCTGCCATTTATTTAATTTTTAAGCCATTTAGATTTGTTTCGCATCACTTGCACAAACTCTTCTGGTTTTATATTAGATAATCTTATCTTAGCATTTCTTATTGCAGCAAATTTTTCTTTTTTATATCTATTTACAATATATTCAGGTGTATTTATTTTTGAAGCAAGTATTGCGTGATTTAAATATGAATAGATGGCCTGCTCTGCCATTTTAGGTACTTTCATATCTTGCTCATAAGCAACTCCATCTGAAATATATTCGAATATTATCAATGCAGCATTCAAATTGCTTGAAAAAGAAATACTATTTTCTCTTTGATTAATAGTAAACCATCCATTTGATTGAGAAATTTCAGGATCTAAACCATAGCGCCTGCCTAATAAAGCATCTGGAAATTGATAATCATAATAAATAGACTCATCTCTTTCTGTTCCTTCAAACGCTCCACTAATTAATCGATCATTAGCCTTATCCCATCTTTGTTCAATAATAGAAGTAGCCGTAATGTTCTCATCAAAATTATCTTGCAAAGGTTGGCCAGTATAATCTTGTGGTAATATTTCTGTTGGATTTGAAGTCAACCTTGTAGGATATATAGGGTGTTTAACGCCTAATTGATCTACCCAGGAAATACTTACGTAATTTACGTAATCTTGAGGAAGGGGAATTGAAAGGTTTGGAGGTATTTGGACTTCTTGTGATTTTATTGCATTTAAAGTATCATAGCTTAATTCTTGTAATGCTCTTTTTGTATGAAAAATAATATCTGTTCGTTTAACACTAGGAATAAGTTTTCCCGCTCCTACATAAGCAACTTGAAAATTATTTACTAAGTCAGAAACTTTCGTATAAGCATAGCTTCCATAATTATTTTCAACAATATTACCATACGCATCTTCATTACCATAATGTCCACCGTTGAGTCTTTTTAATTGTACTACAACAAAAGTTCCATTAGCTAAAGATACAGGAAGTGTTATAGTATTTTCAGAAACCGTAAAATCAGAAGTGTATTCTATATAGGTACTACCTTCTCCTGTAGTACTTGTGTATATTTTAAAATTGTTTAATGCATAATCAGGAGATAATGTATTGGCAGATCCGAATACTAAATCTGTATTAAACGTTGTAGTAAATGTTTTTTGATTATTAGCCGTTATAAAACCTTGAGCTCCAGCGTAGTACTGTCTATTTGTTTCTTGTATTAAACCTCCATTAGGTGATGCCATAATTTATTAGCTTTTTTGGTTTATTTCTTCTTTTTGTATTTGTTGAGAAGCTGCCTGCACTATTTGAGGATCTCTTATTATTATTCCAGAATACTGCAATATTTTTAAAATAATTTCGGTTTGCTCTGATTCATGCAACTCAAACTGAATAGAATTTTCAGGATCATATATATATTGCCCTAAGGTGCCTGTCGTAAATGCCCAACTAATATCATTAGGCTTTTTAACGTAATCAACCACTACGTTGTTCGTTATAGTGGCTGGTTCAATTAATAAAAAATTATTTTCGTAAAGATAAACAGGAAACGTTTTGGAAGCTTTTGTTAGTTTTGATTTTTGAATATTGTAAAAATCACTTCTTTGCAATCTTTGAACTTGTACGGTATCATTATATATTACCTCACCTAATCTATAAAAATTAACAGAATTTCCATAAATATCAGAAGCGGGTAACTTAAAAAATGGTAAACCAGGAACAGACTGATCATCATAAACTGCATCTCCAAAAGTTTTAAATATAGATATTTTTTCATCTATATTCTCTACTCGGCTAGCATACGTGTCATCAGTTTGAGGAACGCGTATTTGCTGATTTAAATCATCAAAATACTTTTCAAATATCTCAAGTTGTACCTGTGTTCCTAAACTATTAAACTCAGCTGGTGGAATATATCCGCGCTGCTCTTTGTTTAATATATATAAAACTGTTTGATATACAGTGTTTACGTTTACTGCCATTTGTTGTTTTTTTTATAATATAAGATACGCTGAGCTTTTACACCCAGCGTTCTTAATATTAATATTACGCGTTAATATAGTTTTTTCTCTATAGATTTATATACTTCAACGCCTTCGTCTGTTTTTAAATAAGACGCAAATGCAGAAAATGGATTTTCTTCAAAAGGAACAACCATTAATTTTTTATTATTCGATGACCAATGAATACTTTGTTGATCAGGTGATAAATTAATAATTCCAGCTTCGGAAGCTTTTATTGCAAAATTTCTTAATTCTACATTTTCGTCATTAGCCAAGTTTAAGAACAAACTAGGATTGTTTTTAGCAAATATTAGTAAATCTCTTTTAATTTCTTTAGAAGCCATGTCAGACACTTTAGATCCAGCTTCAACGCGCAAAATAGCCTCCATATGATCAATATCCATATTTCTTGCTAGATTTAACGCATCTATTTCTAATTCTAATTCTTCAAGATCATCAGAAGCTACTTCTACTTGATCATATTCATAATATAACACACCTTTTTTAGGATGGTATAAAGAAAGTAATTTTTGTAAATTTTGTTTTTCCTTAGGAACAAACAATACACCATTTTCAAACATTATGTGCCCTAGTGTTGCTTCACCCTTTTGTTCTGATACTAAAGGTGAATTTTGATTAGTAGCATATCTAAGTTCTTGTTGCTCTCCTGTACTTTCATTAAACCATAACAATGGCCATCTTTGTGAGTGACGGGATTGAATTGTAAATGTTATAGGTTGGTGGGCCCCTTTTAACAAATAGGTTTTATCTTTAATTTCCCACTTTGGTTTTGAAGGCTTTACTGGTGCTTTAGCAACAGCTTTTTCTTTTACTACTTGAGGTGCAACCTCAATATTTTCTACTGCGGAGTTAGCTTTTTTAGCCATGATATAATATAATTAAATAATTAATAAAAATGTAAAGTAAGGGGCACCACTATGATACCCCTTATCCTTACAATAATAGTCTATGCAGAAGCTGTAAACAATACGAAATTGTTAGCACCTTGAGTAACAAGACATCTTTCAGATAGGAAGTGTACCTCCATAGCATCAAGCGCTGAAGTATAAGCACCTCCAACAGAACCAGTAATCCAAGATTTCATTCTTCGATCATCAGCCTGAGAAGCTCTATACCTTACGTGCAAGAAAGGTCTACGGATGTTAGTTCCCAAAATTTGGTCATAAACAGTTGAAGTACCTGCAGGAATCAAAACTCCTTCAATACCAGAAACTGCTACTGCACCTCTTGTGGAAGCATCATTTAGATATTTCCAATCTGTCTTATAAAAATCGTAAGATCCTCTGCGGAAACCACTGAATCCAAGATTCAAAGCCATCTCTTCAGAATTTTCAAACAATCCATAAGCAGTACCACCTTGAGCGCCGTCAGAAACAGTAGCTAGCATTCCGTCAATATCAAGTGCTAGGCTTCTATTTACAAAAAGCATATTTTCTTCAATAGCGCCTTGAGTATCTAGATTTTTTAGAACACTATCAAATTCAGTAAGTCCACCAGTGCCGCCACTAAAGTTGTTAAGAACATTACCTCTTGATTGAATAGAAGCAAAAAGTCCTTCAGTACCTTTTACAGTCAACGTAGAAGTTCCGCTTACTAATTCACCTTCAACAACAGCCATTTCTAAGTAGTCTTCAAAACGTAGTCTTGTTTCAGACTCAGCTTTTAAATACCATAAATATCCAGAAGTACCATCTTCAGTTGCAACTTCAACCCACCCAATTTGAGCAGCGTCAGAACCGTTAACAGCAAATTTGTCTTTAATGATGATAGGTGAATTGTTGTATTGAGTAAAAGAAGGTGTGATAGAACGCTCACGACCGTCAGCGGTTCCTTTTTTAAATTCAGAACCATAAACGAAAATCTTACCAGTTGTTAATCCTGTAAAATCAACTTCAGAACCACCACCAGTAGCAACTAGATCTCCTTGAGTATAAGGCTTAACAGTTAGGGTAGCCAAAGTAGCCGAAGTATCAACACTAGTTTCTACAAAACACTTTAGTTCTTTTCCTGTAGCAGGATCCATAAGGACAATAGTGTCATTTGCAGAAATAACGTTTGCAACAAAACCGGCTCCAGCAGTAGCATCCAATACGAATGTTAAAGTAGTACCTGTTGCAACAGTTACATTGTCATAAGCTACATGTAGTCTATTTTGTTCAGACCATACAACTTGGTCGGAAGTCATTGGCATTTCAGCGCCAACCATTCTCAAGAAACCAGAAAGAGTTCTATTTCCATATCTTTCTACTTCTTGTTCGTAAATTTCAGGTAGATACTGTTGAGCGAAGTCATTAGTACCATCCGTAAAACTTAGGTAATTGTCAATAAGTACTTGTTGCTTCTGGCTTGGTTTAATCGAGCCAAAAGCGGGTGCAACATTTGCCATTTTTTAATTTTTTTAAATTAGTTAGAATTTTTTACTTTTTATTTTTAATTTACTTGAATCAGCTCCACTAATAGCCCTAACTTTTAAACCATTGATAAAAACTTCTCCAGCGGCAGTTTGCCTAGGTTCCGTTGTTATGTTTTTTGATTTAGCAATTTGTTCTTTAATAGCATCGGCACGGCCTTGCTCATAAAAATGATTTGCAACTTGGTCAGTATTCCTAGCGGTATAAAGAGCTTTATGGTAATTTCCAGGATCTTGTAATTCACCTTTATCGTTTAAGAACGTCTCAACGAATTGGGTTAAATCTTTCTGGTTATTAGCCGTAGAAACAGGATCTTTTATAGCATATCTGAATTTTTTATCTCCTACATTAAAATCGAAACCTTCGAAATTTTTAGAAAAATAATTATCAGTAGTTTCATGAAACTGTTTTACATAAACTTCTTTATTTTGCTGTTCTTTATTATAGCGATTGAAAAAATCTACTGCTTTTTGTTGTTCTTGAGTAACACCAGGACGTAATTTTATTTCCTCGTAATATTTACTTTTAGTTTCTTCCAAAAAGTTTTTAGCTTTCGCAACCTCTTCTTTAAACGCAATTTTTTTCTTGCGTATGTCTCTTTCCTCATCAATTTCTTCATCCCATGTAAAGTCTTCTAATATTAAAGACACATCTTCTGAATCTAAATGAGGTCTACTTGTTTTATAATATTCTCTTAATAATGTATTATTATCTACATTAGAATAATCCGCATTCAACCTAGCATAATCTTCTACAGTACCCCCGGTTTCTTCCATGAATTTTAGAAGTTTATTTACACCTTCAGGTAATTCTTGTGGTTTTTCTTGCGGTAATATTTCTTTTTGCTGTGTAGCATTAGAAGTTTCATTGCTTTTAACTATTTGAGCATCTTCAGAATTATTTTCTTTATCTTCAGTTACTAGCTTAATAGGGGACTCTACTTCTTTTTCGGTGTCCCGTACTTCTTCAGCCACTCCTTCGCTGTCTTTACCGTCTTCGGGTTCTTTGACAACAGCATTGCTATCATCTGTCTCTTGTGTTTGAACGGCATTAGTTTTATTTTCTGGTTCGTTAGGTATTACCACTTTGGTAACTTCATCTGGAATTTGTTCAACTGGTTTTGAATCTTTTAATTCAACTTTTGTAATTTTGTTTTCATCTACCAGTTTTTTTGGCTTAGAGGGCTTTTTCATTTTAAACTCTCCTTCTTGTCTTACTTCTGTTGACATAATATAATAATATAAAATTAATTAATAAAAATTACCTAGGCTCAAATTGCTCTAATCCAAAGCCGCCTAAGCTATCATTACCTGCTGACTCAAAATCTTTAGGTAATAAGTCGTTTTTTCTTTGATCAATAAGTTCAGATTGTTGTGTTCCCTGTATTCTTACTCTTTCGTCTTTTCTATCTTCTATTTGCTTTTCTTTATTAGCTAAAGCATCTGCTTGTATTTGAGCTAATTTCATTTTATATTGAAACTCTTCTGCCATTAACTGTTTTTTAATGAAGGCTTCTTGTTCCATTTTATTTATTTCAAAATCAGATTTAGCTTTTTCAATTTGTACTTTGGTATCAGCTAAAGCTTGTTGCTTCTGTACTTCTGACAATGCTGCAGATTCAGCTGTTTTAGCATTTGCTTGAGCTTGTGCTTGTATATTAGCTAATTGAGCAGCTTGTTGTTGCTCTTGTCTTTGTATTCTTCTTAATTTTAATACTTGATTAGCTAATTTCATATTTCGTATTTCACGAATATCAATAGCATCTTCAAGATTCAAAGCATTTTGCTGTAAAGAAACTTGTATATTTTGTTCTAATAGCGCTTTCTCTTCGGCGTCTGGCTCTAATTCTAAAAATATTCCAAAATTATGTATATCTAATTTTTGTATTTCTTCTAAAGTGCTAACGTTAAATGTATTAATGCTACTCAGCAATGCTTTTTTAGTTAAAGGAAATTGTAATGCGTCATTAATTCTTAATCCTACTTTTTCTGCAGTTTTTATAGTAATATACATTAAAGCTTTTAATATATGTCTTGTAGCAGTATTAGAATTAGCAGCTGCAATTTTTTGTAATCCAACCAATGCATTTTTATCAGGAGTGCTAGCATCAACAGCTTCATTTAGTCCTGTAGCATCGCGGATCATTTGTAAATAATATTGGTATGTAGTTATTAAGGATTGTATTTTAGCCATACCGTTGGATGTCTGCAATTCTTGAATAGGCACTTTACCACGATTTAAATCACCCTCCTGGGTTAAAGATCTACCAACTATACTTCCTGTTTGGAAATACATATTTAGTGCTTCTGCTGGATTATAATTAGTACCATTTCCTAAATCTACTTCAGATAATCCATCCATATCAAGATAAACCCCATCTGGAACTACTCTAGATAAAACCTGTTGTAATTTTAAATGAGTAAGTTGTATCATATCAGCAAATGTTGTAATTTTTTCAACAACCGAACTAATTCTTCCTTTGTACATTCTAGGAGCACAAAGAGAATAATTCATATTTACTTTAGTAATATCTCCGTATGGTCGTGTCATATTTTCTGACATTTTCCATTCTAATACTTTAGGCATTCCTAAAACTTTTGCTCCGGTGTATAATACTTCAATACTTCTACTTATTCTTTCAAAGTTATCACTTTCTGGTGGATTAAATGTATCAGGCTTTTCTAATATTTTTTCTAATCCTTGGTCTGTATACTTTAATTTAAAAACTTGATTATTATAAGTTTTATACTCAAAAAATAAAATAGAAACTAAATTATCATCTGTGTTTCCATTGTAATTTCTAACATAATTGCTATAATTACTAGGCCCCTTATATTTTTGTATTTCTTCTAAATCAGCATCTGTTAAATAAGGAAATTGTCTTTTAACTTCTGATAAGCTTAAATTTTTAACTTCACCTACATAATATATGTCATCAAAGTTAGGATCTTCTGTATATGAGTACACAAGAGAAGCGGGATCAACATACTCTACTTTAACTCCCTCTGATAAATTAAAATTTGTTTTTGAAGCTCCAATCCCTAAAACCGCTAAATCATATGCAATTCTTCTTTTTATTTCATTATACTTATTATAATCAAAAACATTTGTTATAGCTTCTTCTTCTGCAATTTCAATGCTTTGTTTATAGTCTAATTGCAACATAACATCTAATTCTTCTCTTGAAGCTGGTAGTTTTTCAGGTTGAGAACTAGAAAAAAAGTTTTGCCCTGTAGCTTTATTTAATTCTTCTATATATTCTTTATTTTGAATATCCCTTAAAGCATTAAATGCAAACTGTGTTCTTTCTTCTAAAGCAAAAGGATCAGAGGCGTAAGCTTGTATCTCGTAGCCTTTATCTGTCATGCCATTTACTATAATATCAACAAACTTAGGAATAATTGGTACAATTTTCCAATCTAAATTTAAATAGGATAAATCCCCATTTATAGATAATTCATCTTTATATTTTTGAACTGATTGCTCACCTCTAGCATATAATCTTAAATTATGATAATTTTGAAAATTTTGTAAATACCTATCTCCTCCGGTGTCTTGTCTAAACCATTCATTTTCAATAGCTTGTCCAACTTGTACGCCATAATCGTAGCTGTTTTTTATTTCATCAGATACTACTTGGTCTGGAAATGAACTATTGTAATTTGTATAAACCATCTATTTAAATTATTTTTGACGTAATTCCATCGTTGTTGTATTTTCTCATTTTTAAATTCAAAGGCATAAATACTTTTTTAGATACAGGTGCATATTTATTTTTATTACAAGCCATAATAGCTAATCCTGAACTAATAGAAGCATCGTGTTTTGTTCTATTATTTAAATTAAATTTAGACCAATCATTTAAAGTTCTTATAAAGTACATATTACCGTAATCTGTTCCATTAAAGCCTATATGAGTATCTATATATGTTTCAATAGCTGCTGCATGAGCTTGCTTCATATCTTCACTGGAATTTGGTACTCCTCCTATTTCTCTTTCTGTTACTGAAAGCTTATTGTAAATTTTATCAGGTCTATTCATTGAATATCCTCTATATCCCCTACGCTTTATATAATATAAAAGTCTAGGTTTGTTATTTTCCGCTAGTATTGGCATTCCATAAAATATTAATGCCATTAATACATCTTCAAAAAATATTTCTGCATTATCGGGTCTAGATATGTATTCTAAAAAAAATTGATTAGGGGGAGCGTCTTCCATAGTAAACTTTGTTAGCCCATGTAAAGAACCTTTAGAACCTCGGCCATCTACTGTGCCTGAAATATCGTAACTATCGCATCCAAATGCTCCTAAATCTTCATTACCAGGATGCTTTATATTATTTTTTATTATTATTTTATTTTGCAAATGATAAGGTGGTACCCAAGAAACAAAAAATCTTCCTTGATTATTTGGCATAAAAATTACTCTTGTATCTTTTACGCCATTTTCCCACTGAAAATTTCCTTGAGTAACTAAACTACTATATTTAATATCATCAACATAATCTATTTGTTCATAAATTTTAGTTAGATTAAATAAAGATTGTTTAGTTTCATCTCTAAAAGCATGTTGAATTGTACGAGGAAATTGTCTATAAAATTCATTTAAAGCATCTTGATCTTGCTTCAAACCCTCTACCTCATTATTCCAATAATCTATTACACCTATTTCTATTTCGGTTCCATCAATACTTTTAACTGGGGTTTTTGGAGTGTCGAATACAGGTATTCCATACATATTAATGAAGCCTTCGTAGTTCCATTCCATAGGTATGAACAAAGAATATAGTCCTGAACTAGTCTGACCATTATTATTTCTTTTTGTAACATCTGATCCTTCATATACTTTTTTAAAATTTTCTCCGCCTTTATCTAATGCATTTGATGTTGATCCCATCATGCATTTTCCCACAATACGACTTCCTAATCTTAAAGTTGTTTTTGTTACTCGCCAGTTGTTTATTATATTATCAGGCCTTTCCCATTTCCCGGATTCATCATGAACTAAAAGTTTTAATTTTTCACCGTCATAACTATTGTCACCTGTATTTTTCCAATCAATTGTAGTATCAAGACCGTCAATATCTTTTAATTGCTCTCCTACTTCTATTTTACGTCTAGTTAATTTGGAAGCGGGTACTCTATAAGCAAGTTCTGTTTTTGGTCTATCCATTCCATCTTGAACTGGTTTAAAGAAGAAAGGATAATTGGTTGATATTGGAACGACTTTATCTGTAAACATTTTTTTGGCATCAGCCCCAGTTTTCGATAAAATTCCAAATCTCGAGTCGCTTGACATGGTTGCTTGGTTAACAGTTTCGTTCGATGCCATGAAGCTAAACCCAGACCGTCTGTTTTTAAGATAGCATATTCCATAACATCTGGTATCTGCTTTGCACGCTTCCCAAAAAATATAGAATAATCTGTTTGATTCCCTAAACTCAGCGGCCCCAACGTCAATTTTAGTCCACTGCAAGTACATGTAATGAGTCCCAGTAATATAAGTTTTGATACCATTATTATAGAACGAAAAACCTTCTTCTCTATATTTAAATTCATTATCTATAAAATCGTACCAGTTTTCTTTAAAATTATCAGGGTATTGTTCCCAATCAAAAACTGATTTTATTTTTTTTAATACTTTAGGATATTCAAATTTTTGCCAGTATTGATCTTCTTTTTTATTTGATTTTTTATAACATTGTTCAATTAATGGTAAAGCAATATATAAACCTTGTATATTATATATTTCACCTATTTTACCTGTTTTACTTATTATTATAATATCATATTCTTTATTATAGCCATATTCCCATTTTTTATACCTATTATTTCTATTTATAATTTTAGGTTTTATATAGTCTTTAGCTATAAAATATAGATTCTGTTGGTACATTATTTAGATCTTTTTTCCGCAAATCCACCAAATTGTTTTTTAGATTCTGGAATTTCTTGCAATAATTTTTCTTCTTGATCTATTCTGTTTAATATTTCAAAAGCGTCAAATATTGCTAATTTTTTAGTTGCAGCAGCGTTTTTTAATCTATCAGCAGATATGTCATCATCAGAATCTACAATATCTTCTTTTGCTACTTTAATTAATTCTTCAACTGCTCTTTGCCCAGCTTGGATTATATTCAGTTTCGTTTTTTTGATGTCCATATTTAATAACAATATCATTTGATTTCATACAATATAAAAGCTCATTATCTACTATAAACTCCCATTCGCCATTTGGCGTAAACCCAACGGTGTCTCCTGGGCTTATTTCAAGAGCTTCTAACGAGCTATTTCCGTATTTTAGTATACCAACAAGGCTTTTAGTTTTTTCTTGCTTTAAATAATCTTTATTAATAACCGGTTTTACAAAGCATCTATCCATAAACGAATGCCATTTATTACTTTTTTTATAAAGATACACTTGATCCGGTTGGCAAAAGTAAAGATTGTTTTTAAAGTATTTACTACTATTTTTTTCTTTACCTCTTATATCATAATACCTTCTAAAAACATTATGATGTATTATTATTTCATCACCCGGTTTTATAACAGTTTTGAAAGCTAAAGGTGTACTAATTACTTTTGCTAGTTTATTTATAAACTTAAAAGATTCTATGCTAGAATTTAATACTAATTTATTTTCACCTATATTAATTGAATTATTATATCTTTCACCTATAGGCTCTACTATAAAATTATAAAGACTATTCATATTTTAAATCATACTCTACTGAAATTGCCATATTAGAATTAAATTTTTTCCATGGCACCACCTCATTATTCTTTTTTATATGTATATTATAAGAATTATCAGTATCTTCAAATATGATATAAGCTATTTTGTGACCTCCGTAAACTTCTTGTTCAAGGGAATAATGCATAGCATCATTTTTATAATCAGATCCAATGCTGATTTTTCTTATAACACGTGACATTTATATTATTTATTAGATTCTTCTATTTCAGTATAAATCCCCGTTTCTAAATCGATGCTAACCGCTCCATATTCTTTTTCAAGCTCTTTTTTATGATCATCACTATCTTGCGTTAATCCGGCAAATTCATGCAATAAGATATGCTTTTGATTTTCTAAAAAACCTAAATCCCTAAGCTTGTTATTCATTGCAGTTTGATTCTCTTTAATTTTAGCTAATTGCTCTTCAGTTACTTTTTTTTCTACTTTTTCCATTTGATTAAATTTAAATTGATTATTATTACTTTACTTTATCTTTTATCTTTTCATATGTTCGCAAGCCACCTAATCCTAACATACCTAACAAAACGGTCATTAAATGTTCCATCTGTAATGCTGGAGGTACATCTTGCGGTTGTAATGCCCATATAAACAAATCTCTTATTACAAAATTATATGCTAAAGCTACACCACAAACCCAGCCAATAAATGGGCGCCAGCCAGCAACAAATACAGTTCGATGGCCAGCTTCTATTTCATTTATTTTTGTTTGTATAGAAATTAATTCATTAGGATCTAACTCTTTGCCTTTTATGGCTTCTCGTATTTCCCAGGCTAAATTACCAGCAACGGATTTTCTATTATCACCGCCTTTTAGTAATCCAACAAGCAATTTCCACATTTTATGCTCCTGATTTGGGGTCTTTTTTCTTAGCCGGCTTAATTACGCCACCTGCTTCTGCATAATCAATGCGGTCCTGTCGCATTGTTCTTAATCTAGACTGCTCTTGCATATATAATTTCTTTTTTCTTTCAGCTTCTTTAATTGCTTCTCTACGACTTGAATTGTCCGTGCTTCCAAATCTAGTAAATTTACCTGAATGCGATACAAACCCATAAGCCTTACTAGGATCTTGAGTTTGTTTTCCACTTCCGGATTCTAAATAATACCCTTTATAGTCGGCAATATTGGTTGTCTTTGGATCAAAAATACCAGTGCCACTTTGTGCAGATTGTATGACTTTAGCAGATGGTTGTATAAACCCACCGCTTAGACTAGTTTCCCTAACGGCTACTGGTCTTCCAGAAGGACCTGTTTTAAACTGGCCACTCTTTGGGTCGGGCTTATGTCCAGGTTCATGCAATTTTATAGCAGAGCCTTTGTAAGATCCACCCATTCCTACAGGTGACCCAGCAGCAACTGAATGTTTATTCATCCAAGAATTACCTGAAGCGCGGCTAACCACCGGCATGTCTTTATTTAAATTTTTCTTTTCTTGATTAGCGGACTCACCGCCATATCCAAATCCTTTAGGCATAATATTAATTTTAAGTTATTTATTGGTTTTGTTATAAGCTTCTTTTTCCCAGGCTAAGGTTGGGGATCCTTCATTCATTTTAGATCTTGAATAAGTTTTACCTTTCCAATATACATTTTTATCATCATAATCTAAATCACCTCTTTTAAATTGGTCTACATGCACCATTTCGTGATCTATTACTTTTTTTAAATCATTAGGATCTAAATTTTTATTTACAATAATAGTTCCATTGTTATTGGCCTTACCTAACACATTATTATCTAAATCTACCGTATAAATTGGTGTATTGTCTAAAGAATAAGGTGGGTTTATTTTAAAAGCCATTATTTATAAGGAAATATTTTGTTTAATTTTTCTTTTCGCTTATTACAACCACACGGAATATTTAAACCTTCTGCTACTCTATCTACCACAGATTTAATTCTTGTAACTTTAGTAATTTTTTCTATAGTATCGCCTAATCCTTTAGATTCCATTTACTAATCCTCTTGTATTAGCCATAGCAATTTGTTCTTGTGCAGAATATTGCGGTTGAGTATTTGCAGCGTTAGCATTTATAATGTTTTGAGCCGGAATTGTTCCTATTTGCGTAGGATCAACAATAGTTTGTGGTTGAGCAACTCCTGTTTGTGTAGGCATTTGCCCTGTTAATTGCCCAGCCATACCTACAGGAGAAGTAAATTTAGGGTGATTTCCAGTATAAGATCCTGAACCACCTTTTCTACTGTGAGAATCGTGCTCGTAATTTTCTAAATAATGTAATCTTGCTTTATCATTAAGATTTTTATTATATGCCTCTTTTAAATTATACTTTTCAGCTTTTCCCATTTTATTATTTTTAATTATTATTTGCTTAACAGTTCCATTTGCGGCGCGCTGCTTTGCCACGCTCTGACTTCCAACTTTTTGATCTAGCGCAAAAAGCTTTTCTACGTTTCCAAGCTTTACTTCCCCTCTTAAGTTTTGAAGGCGGCGTGGTTACCGCTGTTTTTAGTTTAGAACCAGGATTATCTTTTCTATATTTAGCTACACCTTTTGCCGTCATTCCTCCACCAGCCTTAGAACCTGTGCCGCTCCCAGATTTTACTTTAGCATAATAACCTTTGGATTTTTTACGAGAAGGTGCATCACCTTTTTTTAACAGCGGAGAGTTTAACTGAGTATATGCCATATTATTTTTTTAATTTCATCCATTTATCAATAGTATAGCCAATAGTAACGGTTAAAAGAATTATTTTTAACGGAATTTCAATATCAAGCATAGTTACACCTAATGCAAGTGTATTTATGCCATACATTTTAAAATCAGAAAATTCCATTTTACCTAATGCCTTTAGCTCTTTGAGTAATAGGACCTGCGGAATAATTAGTTGGAAATTTTTTTACTTCCATTCCATTAATACCAGAACTAGAACCATTACCCATAGGAAAGCCATCTGTGTCTAAAGGGCCATCCCATACAGCATTTGCGCCGACCACACCAGCTTTTTCAATAGTTTGAATTTTTGGATCTTTGATTTTCATAATTATCTATGTTTATCTTTATTAATATTATTAATTGAAACTTTTAAAACTTTATCTGTATAAGTTTCACCTTTCATTATTTTGTTTCTTCTATCGCTAGTAGGAACATCTTCTTCGCCGAGCATTATTTTGTAAATTTTATTTATAAGATGTTTGCCTTTAAAAGAAATTTTATATAAATTGTATTTTTGCGTAGTATGATTTCTCTTGCGCCAAACAACTATCCAACCGCTTTTTAATAATCTATTCCATCTTCTATTGTCCCAGCTATATGAGTATGCACCCATTTTAAAATCTATTTTACTAAATAAATCTATACAATCTAAATATATTAAAAGCTCTAAATCAGACTCTGTTAAATCATTATTTCTTGCGGCCCATTTACGTATAATTCTATAATGCTTTAGTAAATTATGCTCTTTAAGATCTTTAGCTTCAAATCTTTTCATAAAACAATAACTACATCTTGTTCTTTTATAACTTGATATATTGTTTTATTTATTTCAATATTATGGCCAGCATGCCTATCATAATATATAGAGTCATTTTCTTTAATACCTTCTATATGATTTCCTATTGATATAACTTTAGCTTTATTATATCTTAAATCTTCTCTTTGTGTTTCAGATAATATTAAACCGCCTTTTGTTTTAGAAGATCCCTGCTTTTCTTTTTCTATTATTAAATTTCTACCTATTGCTTTCATTAATTCTTAAATTATTAATTATACAATCTGTAGACAATATTGTAGTTGCAACTGAAGCTGCATTTTTTAATGCTGTTTTGGTTACCAGTAAAGGATCAATTATTCCTGATTTAATCATATTTTTTTCTTTACCAGAAATAGCATCCACACCCCATCCTTTTTTATTAGATTCTAAAATATTAAGATTTGCATTTTCTAATATTGTTGTATAAGGGGCTTGAATAGCTTTTAATAATATGTCTTCAGCTTTACTTTTACTTTTAATTAATGTTGATGCGTTTAATAAGGCAACTCCACCGCCGGCAACAATACCCTCTTTAATGGCAGCTTTAGTGGCACAAATAGCATCTTCCACTCTATCTGATTTTTCTTTTAATTCAATACTTGAATCCGCTCCTATTTTAACACTAGCAATTTTAGCGGATAATCTTGCTATTCTTTTTTCTATTCTTTGAATTTCAGGAGGAACAGTAGTGCTTTTTAATTCTTCTTGAAGTTTTTTTATTATATTTTTTACTTCATCAGGAATATTAGAAACTTTAATAATAGTTTCATTATTATCAGTAATTGATTTTTCACAAAACCCTAAATGTTCGGGTTGAATTAAATCCATATCATCCCCTAAATCTTCGTTTATTACCGTAGAGCCAGTTAACATAGCTAAATCAGAAAACATATCTTTTCTATTAACTCCATACGTAGGAGCATTAACTACATTTACTTTTATATTTCCTTTAATTTTATTCATTGCTAAAGCAGAAATCACTGTTGGATCCATATCAGCAACTATTAATAATGGCTTATTATTTTTAATAACGTATTCTAAAATACTTTGTATTTTTCTTATGTTTTCTACGGGAGATTCTATAAGCAGTACATGCGCTTTTTCTAATTCCGCAGTATTATTATCTTTTTTAGTAATGAAATTAGGATTAGTTAGTCCCTGATTATATTGAATACCATCTATTAATTCCGCAGTAGTTTCAGATAATTCAGTCTGCTCCATCATAACAATACCTGTTTCATCTACTGATCTAAAAGCTTCAGCTATAATTTTTCCTAACTTTTCATCATTATTAGTGGATATAATAGCTACTTGATCAATCATTTTACCAGTAACTTTTACTGAATTTTTTTCTAAATATTGTACAACTTTTTGCACAGCACTATCAATACCCTCTTTTAAGCTTCTAGCCCCTAATTCTTTTAATTTAGGATATGCTTCATTTAAAATTGAGTGCGCTAGCACTGTAGCCGTTGTCGTTCCGTCGCCAGCTTCTTTAACAGTTTTCCTAGCAGCTTCCTTTAAAAGCGTAGCACCCATATTTTCAATAGGGTCTAATAATATAATTGAATCAGCTACAGTTACTCCATCTTTAGTAATAACAGGTTTTCCTGCACCATCTTCTAATATCACACGTTTACCGCTAGCTCCAAGTGTAGAACTAACGGCTTTTGTGAGTTTGTTTATACCTTCAAATAGTTTATCCTTAGCTTCTTTACCAAAGCTTAGATTTTTGACAATTGCGTCTGACATGATTTAATTAAATTTAATTTAAGTATTTTATTTAAAAGGTTTTTACAACAACTGGACCTTCGGAAAGTTTTAATTTTTTAATGTAATGTTCAATTGAAGATTCAATTGCTTTTTCAGCCCCTTCAATTGTTTCACGCCTTGTAATTCCGTTCCAGTTATCGTTGAAGTCAATCCATTCAGCTTGGTAATAGCCGTTCGGAAGTTGTGTTATTCTCCAATTTTTTTTCTTTGAATAACGCTTCCAAATTTTTTTGGTTTCTTCGGATACTTGTGGTTGACTAGACCACGATTGAGTCTGGTAAAATAGTGTCATTGGTATTGGTTTAAAATTAGTTAGGTTTATAGTTTATTATTACTTGTAATTACTCACCTTTACAAAAACAGCTTTCTTCGCCACATGTACATTTTTTTTGTGACACTAGCTGTTTATGCGCTCCGGCCCTATCATCATAATCTAATGCAGCTTTTAATATAATTTTATCCATTACGTCGTCTTGGTTTTTTAGCATTTCTTTTTGGAGATTAATTACCATGGATTCTAAATCATCTTTTGCTTTAGTTAAATAATCTATTTGTAATTGTTTTTTTTCTACATCACCTTTTAATGCGTTTACATCGTCAGGTTTTGCACCTGTTATTGTGCTAACGACAAGCCCTATAGATGCAGCAAGAGTACCTATGAGCATCATAACAACTTCTTTATTTGTTTCTAATACTGGAAATCGCATTAATATAAATACGATAGATATAATTAAAAGGAATATAAATAAGCTGCCTATATAATGGCGTATTTCTCTAGCTACTCCATTTTTTGGTAATTTCATATCTTATTTTAAATTTTTTTAAATACAAAGCTTAGTTAATAATTATTCTTCGCCAATCTGTTTAGTTATTACTGATGGATTTGCTTTCTCTGCTATTTGTGCGTTAATAGCATTTTTTTTAGCTTGCACTTCTTCCCCACCCATTGCTGCTTCTACCCATTCATTTATCTGCTCTTCTGTTATATCTGCAAAAGAAATAAAGCCTGATAAATTAGAAGTATCTAGTAATTGCGTTCCGTAAACACTACCTACATTTTCATTGTCATCCATTCCTATCAGCCCCCAATGTACCTTAAAGATTACATCATTGTTTCCTTCTAATGCAGGATAAGTGTCCACTGTTTTATTATTCCAAGTGTAAATCATTTTTTATAATTATGTTGTTAAATGCCAAGTTCTAGATTCTTCGTTCCATTCATATTGATTGCCATCTGTTGGATAAGTTACAGGAGCTTCCCAAGAGCATGTGCTTTCATTTAATATCCAGCTTTCAAAAGGTTTTGGGGCAATAAAAGCATTTTTTGCAGTATCAAAAGTATAACCTTTTGCTGCAAATCTTACCCTAAACGAATTATTATATGATGTTTGCACCCAATTTGTATCATTTCCAAATAATGACTGACAAAAGCTTACGCCTAATGATTCCTGTTCTTCATTATTATTATTTGTTATTACTTCATTATTAACAACAATAACTCTTTGTACTATATTATCTTGATTTAATTCTGCAAAATGTGCCATAATTATGTTGTATAAGTACCAGAACCTGTAAATTGTAAAATAGTGTCTGTTCCAACAGTAGTTACTATTGGTGATCCAGTTGTGGTTCCAGAATATGATGCAGTTGGTAATTTTAAAATAACAATTCCCGATCCACCTGAACCTCCATAAATAGAGTTATTATCCCAACCGCCGCCGCCACCGCCGCCGCCTGTATTAGATGTTCCAGCGTCTGGCATAATACCACCATCTGTACCGTTTCCGCCATTTCCGCCGCCACCATCGCCTCCAGCACCACCAGTTCCGCCACTATCGCCAGAACCACCGCCACCACCAGCATAAACAACTGTATTGCCTGTAATTGAATTACCACGACCATCACCTCCGTCGCCTCCGTTATTACTTCCTCCTTGCCTACCGTCATTACCAGGAAAATCTGCGCCACCGCCGCCGCCGCCGCCATCACCACTATCTCCATTACCTCCAGCATTACCGTAATATTGAGCAATAGCTGATCCCCCAGATCTACCAGAACCACCACCACCACCACCTGATCCACCGTCTTGGCCGTAGGAAGATGATCCAGATCCATTTCTATTTCCACCACCACCTCCGCCGTAGCAACTTATTACTGTACTACTATAAGTAAAATAACTATCATTTCCGTTGTTTTGAATGTTCTGATGGTTAGTTACAGATGCAGACCCTGCTCCTACGGCAACCTGGATTGTAATTCCAGCAAATGATATAGATTCAGGTCCTTGAGTAGCTGAATCCCTAAATTCGCCTGCTCCACCACCTCCAGCATCATCATTAGTTCTCGAATACCCACCAGGGGCACCTCCGGCTACAACTAACCACTCTAAATTATAAGCAGTAAATGGTTGCGGAAAAATTTGTGTTGTTCCAGCGTATATTTTTGATAATTGAGTACCACCTTTGTATACGGCTAAAAGTTCTGATGTGCCTCTGTATATTGACATTATGTAATAAAATAAATTGTATTAGCATCGGGAGTTGATATAGAATCGTATTGGGCTTGTGTTCCTGACCAATATTGTAATGCTGACCCGCCGTTTTGATTGTCTGTACTAGGAGCGGTAGGTACATCAATCCAATCAGTAGCACTTCCTGTTGAGCTTAATAGCTGGCCACTTGTTCCAGATGAATTACCCGCATCATAATAACGAGCATCTACTCGAACATCGCCGTTAACTTTAAGCCCTGTTGATTTTACCACACCTGATACGTCTAATCTTTCACTAGGACTAGTCGTTCCCATTCCTACATTGGGGCTTTGATTGGAATTTATAAATAAACTGCCTTGGTCAACTATAATAGAATCTGACTGTATAAACCCACTAACGTCCAATGCTTCTTGTGGGCTAGATGTTCCTATTCCTACATTTGTGCCAGAGTTAGCAACATAAATAATATTGTTATTAACCTTAAGACCTGTTGATTTCACTACTCCTGACACGTCTAATCTTTCGCTAGGGGAATTTGTACCCATTCCTACATTAGGACTCTGATTAGAATTTATAAATAAGCTGGTTTGATCAACTACAATAGAGCCTGATTGTATAAACCCACTGACATCCAACGCTTCTTGTGGGCTAGATGTTCCTATTCCTAGTCTATTATTGACTGAATCCCAGTATAAACTATTACTTCCAGTTAATCCTGATGATGAGGACCAAAAAGCAACTTGAGTGGATGAACCGCTTCCCGTTAATGTACCACTGCCTTTATTATTAAATGTATTCCAATCTGTTGATGACAATTTACCTGTATTTGTTGCACTTGCAACTGGCAAATTAAATTCTAGATTACCGGAGCTAGTTATAGGAGAATTTTGTATATTAAAATCCGTACCCGTTGTACCTGTAATTGCTCCTACGCTTGTAACCGTGCCACTGCCTTTATTATTGAAGGTGTTCCAGTCAGTTGAAGATAAATAACCATCGGCAGAGGTACTTGACTGTGTAATACCAATAGTACCTGTATTTGTTATTGTACCACCGGTAATTGGTCCCGTTGTTCCTATTGATGTTACTGTACCTTCGTCATATGTTGCTAAAGTACCATCTCCTCTTATATATTGAGAAATTGATCCGCTTCCGGTTACTGTAAGAGTTCCGCTTGAAGTAATAGGTGAATTAGCAACAGTAAATGCAGAAGGCATCGAAAGTCCCACACTTGTTACGGTTCCTCCGCCACCACTAGTAGCTATTGTTAATTCATTTGTTCCAGAATTTGTAGTAACAGTTATTCCTGACCCTGCTGCAACAGTTAAAGTATCGCTATTGCTGCCAGCTACAATATCTGATTGACCGGAAACAGCTATTGTTTTAAATATATTTTGAGATGAACCTGTATCTGTATTAGTTACAGTTATAATTCCACTCGTTGTTATAGGACTTCCTGTTACACCTATTCCAGATCCAGCGGATATGCCTACACTAGTAACTGTTCCTGTAGTGTAAGTGCCTAAAGTAAGATCGCCTAGTATAACCTGTGAGGATGTTCCTGCTCCAGCTATGTCAATTACGCCACTACTTGTTATTGGTGAGCCTGTTATAGTTAATGCTGTACCTGTTTCTGTAATAGCCACCGATGTGACTGTACCAGCATTTGATGTTTTATTATTAAATGTATTCCAATCGGCAGACGATAAGTATCCATCGGTAGCAGTACTAGATTGTGTAATACCTATAGTTCCACTAGATGTAATAACACCCCCAGTAATAGGGGAGCTTGTTGCTACTGATGTTACTGTACCACTACCCCCAGCAGAAACCCAAGCTGTTCCGGTTGCAGTAGAACTTAATATTTCTCCAGAGGTTCCTGGTACATTATTCGAATCGTATATTGCCCCTGTTATTCTAGTATTACCATCTACATGCAGACTTTGTGATGGTGTTATTGTATTTAACCCTAATCTTAAATTAGTTTCATCTAAATAAACTACATCAGAAACTGTGGTATTATTATTACCTACCCATATTTTACCTGTAGGTAAATTAGGTATATCATTAGATCTCATAATACAAGATGCTAAAATAGATCCACCAACGCTGTTAACCCTACCTATTTGTCCAATATTTTGTATAAAGTTTGTTGAACCAGTTGGCTTTGTAGTTGTTAATCCGCCTCCAGATTTAACATATAGCGTATCACCTGTAGATGGTGTTACTGAATCTATAGGACTGGTAGACACATTTTTTAAAGTACCTGATACAATTGCATACCCCTGTCCATTAATTGCTAAGTCTTGCTTTAATATACCAACGCTAGGCATTTTATTAGCATTACTTGCGTCTGCCTTGCCTACTTCAACTATAATTGAAGCACCAACCGTGCCTAGTAAATATACAGGGGTTCCTTGAGTTAAAGCTGCACCCTCTAAATTTTTAACCTCTATTTCCACAAGAGTCGATGCTCCCGCTACAATATCAGATTGTTCTGCCCAAGCATTGTCTCCTCTTAAGAATGTAGTAGCAGAAGGAGTGCCAAGGGCTGATAAATCTACTTGTCCCGTAGTAACACTTCCTGTAGCCGCTGCATTTTCTGTAGTATAACTAATAAAAGTACCATTAGAATTTGTAAAATCAGAAACCCCTCCTGCGGCCCCACTATTAGCAACCGTTATCCTACCATATTGATCTACGGTTATATTAGAATTTGTGTAAGAACCAGGGCTAACTCCTGATGTTGATAAATCTATGTTTATATTCCCATTAGCTGTTAATGGGGAATTACTTATTGCTATAGTTGAAAGCGTGCTTGTTATGCCCACACTTGTAAGTGCAGTACTCCAAGCATTATCCCCCCTTAAAAATGTTGATGCACTAGGAGTGCCGGTTGCAGAAAGTGCCGCAGTAACCGTTACAGCACCAGATGTTGGTGATGCCGGTGTAAGATCTATGAACGCACCACTAGTTGTGTCAACTGTTTGTACTATATTGGATGGTACATCAGATGCTAATGCATATCTACCATCTAAATCTTGAGTTAAATCCGCTAAAGCTCCAGTTCTTTCTAAAGTTAGTACACCAGTTCCTGTATCAAATTGTATGCCATCAACATAGTCATTTTCAGAAATAACAGTAGCCCAAGTATTATCCCCTCTTAAAAAAGTAGTACTGCTAGGGGTTCCAGTAGCTGATAAATCAACAGTACCTAAATCAATAGCCCCTGTTGCTGAAGATAAATTAGCAATTGTTATAAAGGTACCTGAAGCAGAAGATAAGTCAGATACTCCTATATTTACTGTTCCACTTGACGCTGAAGTTATCCTTCCTTTAGCATCTACCGTTATATCAGAAAGTGTATAAGACCCTGCAGTTACACCTGAATCAGGCAATGAAACCGCTCCTGCGTTTATTGATAAACCACCTGAAATTGGAAAATTAGCAATACCTTGTATCGTATCGGTCGCAATACCAATATTATTTTGTACTGTTGTCCAATTGCTTAACGAAGTTGGATTATCACTTTCGGCTATTAATAAATCGCCAACCTCAACCGTTTCGGTAAAAAATGTTCCCGCAGTCGTAACTGTATATGTCCACCCTTGTAAAATACTATTAGGAGAAGTTGTAAGATCTGGAGTATTAGTTGCGGCATTATAACCACCTTGATATATTAACTGGCCTGTAACAGCATTATCTACATAAGTTTTAACAGCTAATTGAGTAGGTACCACAGTATCTGATGTTCCTAAAGCAGAGTTATTATCAACAAACTGTATTTGTGAAGTTGAGGTTTCCGCATAAGGAATATAATTTGTATCTACAAAATCATATATTGTGCCTGCCGCTACCAAATTAGCTCCTCCAGAAGCTATTGTTGATGTAACATTAGCAGAAACTGTAGGACTTACGTTTGTGCCGCCTATTAATATTGTATCAGCATCACCGGTAGATACAGATAACACAACATTGCTTACACCAATAGTAACATCCCCTGTCCCATCAGCAGGTGATAAATTAATATTGTCCCCAGCTATTAAAGAAGTAACCCCAGGATCAAGCGTTGAATTTACTGTTACAATGCCTGTTCCATCTGTTGGGTCTACTGATATATCTGTTCCGGCAACTATTTGCTTTACCCCTCCAACCAAATCTGCAATACTTTGTATTGTAAAATTTTTAGTTGGGTTTTTACCGCCTAAATCTGTACCTATAACCAGATCTGATAGTGCGGGTGCAACTACCGGGTAAGTATATATTATTGCCATTTTATATGTTTTTTATTTTTTTTATTTTTAACAAGATGCAAAAGATATAAATGCTCCATTACTTAATTCACGGACATACGTTCCATCTGAATAATAACCGTTTGAACCAAAGGAACAACCTGTACTATCAGTATAAAAATTGCTAGAAGTTGTTAATGCGAAGCCATCCATATAGCCAGCTTCATCAGTAGCTGCTGCGCACGCGAAAGCCGGTGTGCTATCAAACTTAAGAGTTACAGCATTAAGAGAACTTACACAAGAAGGTAATGCTATAACAGCACTAGAACCATATTGTACACTTCCTGTACCTCCACTAAGTTTTCCGTAAAAACCAGCCGCAGGATTACTTCCTGTTAAATCATTATTTGACCAAAGAACAGTGCCTACACTTAAAGTTCCTGAATAATACCAAACATTACTTTGTTGACTCCCTGACCCTGGAATTATACATGAATAATTTGCACAAGGTCTAGGTACACCACCTAAAGTAACTTGGTTTACAATTTGTGAAACGGTTCCTGTAACAAAGGTTGTAAGAGTAGACGGTGTTGTTTGTCCTCCTGTTATAGTTACTGCTCTTGGTGATGTTGGAGATAGAGTTGGACCACTAGTCCATTCGTACGTAGAATTTGCTTGTAATCCAGATGTTACAAAATTCCAAGCTGCTCCTGCTCGCCCTGTAACAGAACTTCCTGTTTGTGAAACAACATCAGAATTTGCCCCAGTTACCGATGATGAAGGCGCACTATATTGGGTGCCAGTAACACCAGAGGTATCGTAAGAATGATTTACTGTATATGTTTTTTGAGTCAATGTACCATTAAATGTCATATTAACAGTAGTATTTGAGCTGGGTATTGATCCACTTACGGTTTGAGTTGTATTTGGCGTTATAGACCCCTCCCACTCTGACGCTATATTTAATGTAGAAGTAAAGCTGTATGAAGATCCTGGTAGTCCTGTTACGGTGTCCCCGTCCGGATCACCTGAAAAAGTATGACTGACACCGGGGTCATTAACATTATCAACTATATTTAACGTCACTGTTCTATTTGTAGGAATTAATGCTACTGTTCCTGATAACGTAGTTGTTACGGTCTGATCTGATAATGGTAAAGTTCCGCTCGCATTATTCACAGTAGGGCCTGAAGAAAATTGATAGCCACTATTTACCGAAACTGTAGTATTAAAAGCATATGAGCCAACCCCGCCTTCTCCTGACTGCTGTGCGCCATTTTGATCACCACCAATAGTATATCCTGCAGATGGACCCGATATATTATTATTTACTTGCAGTGTTACTACTACAGGTGTAAATGCACATCCATCATAAATTTGTGTAGATTCTAAAAAAGATTCACATATTTCTTGGTTTCCCAGATATAAGTTTGAAATTGCTTGGGTACCTAAATATATGGCCATATTATACTACTATATAAAGTGTGTTTGGATCTTTTGTTGTGATTGCTGTATATTGAGCGGATGTAAGAGAAACTATGTTTCTTATTTGAGATATTGTCGGAGTTCCCACTGGATTAACTCCGGGGGTAATAACATTTTTAGCATTAATGGTATAGTCATTACCAGATGCGGAAACATTTAAAGCATCCGCTGAATTGTCATATGTTGTAGCTGCCGTGGTTAAGCTACCTACCGCTGTGCCTGATAAATTTATTGTTACTTCAGCAACACCTGCATTATCCGCTACAGCTGTGCTAATACCAGAGCCACCAATAAGTTTTACATCTTCACCATCAGTAATATTTTGAGTGGTTCCGGTGTCTGCTAATAAATCCCAGGAGCTCATGCTTCCTCCACCGCCTCCGCCACTAGGAACAGCCCAGGTATTGTCTCCTCTTAAAAAGCTGGTAGCATCAGGGGTGCCGGTTGCGGATAAATTTACTATAGGGCTTAGTGTATTAGTAGAATCAACATTTATAAAAGTACCACCAACCACCGTTGAAACAGCCTCAGATGCAATTGTTATTTCATTTGATGCATTGACTAAAGCTATATCATTCCCCGGTATTAAAGTTACAGTTGTTGGGTTTGTTGATGGATCATCTAAAAGCTCTATGTCAATGTTAGGACCGTTAGTTTGTGATTGTATAGTGTAAGTTACCTGTGTACCTGTTCCAGTCGGCTCGGCCCATTGGCCATCTCCTCTATAGAATGTAGTAGCCCCGGGGGTACCTCCCGATGTAAAAAGATTAACCCCTATATTACCAGCTGTAGTTATAGGAGTGTTTTGAATTGTTAAAAAACCATCTGTATTAGTTAGGCCTATTGATGTAACTGTCCCTCCTGTTCCGGCTGCGGGTACCAAACCAATAATATCCGCTATAGTAAATGATTTTGTTGGATTTTCTCCACTATCATCCGATAGTAGTGTACCGATTAGTAAGTCTGAAGCAGTTGGTGTTGCTTGAGGGTATGAATAAATTATTGCCATGTGCTAATTTTTATGCTGTTTCTGTTTTGGTGCCGTTTCCGTCGTTACCTCTATTCCTTTTTATTGATTCAAATTTTTTATCTTCGTGATCGTAATCTAGACCGGCCAGATTGAAGCCCCTTTTAATAGCTTTACGCCGAAGGCGTTGATTTTCTGCTTTCATACGCCGTCTTCTAGGCGTCATAGCATATTCTTTGTCCCGTATTGCTTTTCTTTTACGAGCACCAGGGGTTAAATTTTGGGGCATTATTATTTTTTATAGCTTTTGCCCATTAAATTCATCATACTGGGGCTAGCTGATACTCCAAAGTTTTTATAACTAGCTACACTGTCGTTTCTTTGCTTAAGAGTTGCTGCAGCATTAGCAGCCGCCTCGCTTTTTGACATACCTGCATCTAAATTTTTGGCCATTAGCCCTCCAAAAGCATTACCTTCTACAGGAGAATCCATTTTATTTTTCATAATTGCGTTTATTTACTATTTTTAAATATAAAACTTGAGCTATCCTAGCTTCATCTTGCGTTTTTATACGCATATCCTTAGTTAGTTCCTTAAATTCATTTATTCGTGCTTCTCTTATTGTCCCGCAGCTCATCATTAGTGTTGCAAGTGCAAAGCTTGTTATTAATACTTTCATGTTGGTTTGTTTGTGCAATGTGTATTTCTATCATTGCGTTCGTTAGTTTGTCAATACTCTTACGTATTTCCTTTAATTCATTCCTCAGCCCATTGGACTTAACTAGAACCTCATTCTTTTTCATAATTAAATATAATTCTATTCTTTTATAATCGCATAAGTTACACACAACTTACAAATTTTACATCGTATGCGACATTAGCCTACTACTAAAGTATTTATAACTACCTAACGTCACACTGGGTTAAAAAATACGTTAGATATGTATAGATTTTGTGTTGTATGTATATATTTGAGTACCAGTACTTTACAGAAAGTTGTTTTAGTTTTACCGGGTTCCCCCTTTTTTACAGAAAAAACACGGAAGGTTTTAGGTTTTACAGAAAAATCACGTACTTTTTGATCTTTTTCATTTGAAAACTATTTTGAAAGTTTGCAGAAATAATACGTTATCCATTTGATAATATAAATGTAACTAATAAATATAAATACTATGCTAGATCTAACAAGTTTAATACTAAACGAAATGGAAAAGATTCATTTACCAAATTACTATGGAAGTGAAGAACAAATTAAAAATGAAAATTTAATTTATGTTGAAAGTACAATAGAAATGAAATATAATGAAAGTATAGAAGAATACTACTATAGAGTATATCACTTACAACCTAATGCAAATCCAGATCTAATCTAAAACCTTACAGAAATAATACGCAACTAATTTGATAATAATATAAAATAAAAGATATGTACAAAGTAATTAAAGAATCACATTGGATAGATTCAAAAAGAAATTTAAGAAACTTCTATAGTTATGTAAGAGCTAATAGTATAATGGAAGCAACTAAATATGCAGCTGCAAAATGGGGCTTAGACGAAATAAAAGAAGTGATAGAGGTTACAGAATAAATACGTAATACAATTGATAATAATATAAAATAATATGAGTGAATACCTAGAAAAATACCGACTAATCGAACACGATCCCGAACGACAAGAAGAAGCCGACGAGCTCTGGGATGCACACATGGCACTAATGAATTATAACTATAATAAAAATATATAATATGAAATTTACAAAGAACGAATTGAACCTGATGAGGTACGCAGTTGAAGACCTATTAATAAATCGACACAAAGACGATGTGCCACCAAAATTTGAAGAACACGTAAACGAAGTCATCGAGAAGATCGATCTGAACCTCACCTCCGTCGTCGACCAAAGTGAGTCCTTACAGAAATAATACGTCCTTGACTTGATAATATAATAAACTTAAAATATAAAATTATGACACACACTATTGACAGAGATGAAGTTTACAATTCTTTAATCCAAATTTATAACGATGAAAGTCACTATGATATCACAGATAGATTAGATCTAATAGAATATATAATGAAAAATGATAACAGAGAATTATCATTCTTAATCAACCAAGACCTAGTAGAACTTGAAGATATAAAAGAGACTTTACAAAAATAATACGTTAATGATCTGATAATATAATAAATATAAAACTATGATGGTAACAATTAAAAGTAAAGATGGATATAATGTAGACGTCACCAGTCTATACCTTAAAGCAATGCAAAAACAAATAACACCTGAACAGTGGAAAAGTGAATTAGATTTCATAACATCGAATCCAAAATTCCAACACGATTAAAGTGTGTGACAATAGCCTGTTATTAATCTATATTAAGTACCTAATGTCGCACTCAGGAAGCTTACAGAATAAATACGTAATCAACCCGATAATAATTATAAATAATTATATATGTGCATACTGATTATGCATTATAACTAACCTAAAAAAAATATATACAAATAACTTAACACCTTTACAAATGAAAAATTTATCAAATGAAAAGTATGACTTTAAGACTGGTACATATGATTATATGGGAAATAAGATCAGTTCACTGGGTGCCACGGTAATACTTAAAAGACCGTCAGCACATACACACATCAACTTCGATGATATTTCTGAGGCTGTTGATACTATTAGAGAACATGTATCTAAGTATGATACTAAGGTTGAGCTTGATAAAATGCAAGATGAATATTTAAACAGTGAAGCTGGGGCCTGGGGCTATAGCGGAACATAATATTATACACTATGACAAATAAAGAACAAGCAATTGAATCCTTAGAATCCGTTGCACACTGGATGAAAGTTTCAACCTTTGATTATGACCCACAAGATTTAAGCAGGGTATTAGATAAAGTAAAAGAAGATTATAATATATATTTAAAGAACAAATAATATGAAAACAAAAGACAAACTCTATGAGCTACGCCAAACGATCGATGATCTGGTTGAACTTGGCCCAGACTATGCACACTTTATGAATGCACAAATTGCACACAAGAATTTAAAGAAGATTAAAAACTTATTAGAATATATAGGATGAAAGCAGTTGAAAGATTTGCACAAGAGTGCACAGATGATATTGAAAATTATATTAACAAGACAGTCCACTGGACATTGGATGGAACTAACTACCCAGATGTTAATGAACTCGAACTAAAAGTAAAGCAACAAATATTATTTACATTAATTAAACGCGTAACAAAATGAAAAGAAACATACAAGACTGGCAGATCCGAGGTGGGTTCAATATGAATAGTTGGAGATTAGAAGTAAAGGAAAAGAACTCATGGCGTGTTGAAGCCGAACACGAAAGCACAGTTGAATTACTTAAGATAGCTCACGCTCTTACAGAATAAATACGCAAGGCTATTGATAATATATATGAATCTAAAAAATAATAATTATGAGTAACAAACTAGAAAACTATTTAGAACTTAAAAGAAAGCACGAACGCATGAGAGGTTTAGTTGACGACTGGGCGTTTGACTACAACATTGAAAAGCTTAAACCATTACTTGATGATGGCTTTGAAGGCAATGACTTAATCGAATACTTCACGGTAAGATTGATTGACTACATTGATAACAAATACAAAGCACCTGAACAGGTCGAAGACTAAATGCTATACACATACATATATGTGTAATCAACTACGGGGGATTGCCGACGGGCAAATAAAATCTCGAGATAAAGCGAGGGTAATGTTCCTCCTCCTCCGTACAATATTATAAACCTTAAAACCAAAAATTATGACACCATTAGAAAGACTAGAACAACATCTAAATATAACCATTACAAACTTTGACGACTATTGTGATAATGATTTACAATTAACTGAGTACATGACAGCAGACGGATACAACGTTTATATTTTAACCGAAGACCCTGGCTGCCTCAACTGGGAAAATGATGTATACTACTATCAACCTGACTTTGATACTATCATGGAACGCATTGTGCAGGTAGCTGAAGATATTCCTGAGGCTAGAATCCTTATGGATGATGTAGATGAATACATGGACGAGTCTGAGATTGAAAGATGGCTAAGCGAAAATATAGACGACGATGGGACTGAGTAAGCTATCTGTAACGTATAAAAATAAAACTGATCACTACACACTCAACAACGAGCTGGATGATCATGTACTTGACGGGGTAATTCAAAACATATTAAAACATTACCCCAAAGATGTAACAACAGATATTGTGGATGGAATACCGTCTACAGAATTAACACGCAACACACTTGATAATATAATAAAACAAAGTAAATATGACAAAACTAATTAAAGAACGAATCAATGTAAACTCTGCAGCAATTAAACTTGCAGAGTACAACTACGAAACCAGTGAGCTCACGCTTACATTTGTAAACAA